ATAATAGTATAATTATCACCATTAGCAAAGTTTCTAGTTGACAATAAAACATCACCTGTTGGTGTTGTAGAATTGTTTATGATTTCATTTCCGTCAGTTCTTAAATCCCAATATCCTTGTCCACTTAATAATATAGCACTAGCGTCTGTAGCACCGTCCCATATAAGTTCAACAGCAGATTTTGGATTTGCTGTATTTACTGACCAATAAATTTTTGATATTTTTCTGTTGCCATCTTCGGTCATAAAAGTAGTTTCCGAAGCGTCAACTTTTCGTACTAAAGTTTCACCAGTACCATCTGAATAATTAGTTAGTTTTACAGAATATTTTACACCAGATGTATCTGTAATTACTTGTGTTGAAACTGTATCAGCCATTTATAAATCCGTCCTTTTTATTTGCCTCTAATAGTATTACATAACTTGTAACATTATTATCAGTAGTTACTAAAATGTTGCCATTTGTATTAACTGCTTCATTTAATAACTCTGGTTCGTTTAATCTTTTACCGTATTGACCACGACCAGTTAATTCTATAACTTCAATATTAGTATCGCCTTGGAATAAGATTTTTACTTTACCTGTTCCTTTTATATCATAATGTAAACTACTAATACTTAATATAGATTCATTTGTTGCTTCATTTAAAGTCGAAGCATTTATTAAAATCTGTTCAGACTCATTACCTACACCTGTACCTTTTACTAATACATTAACTTTGGTATCTACCAATAGTGTAGATGATATTGTCATAATAATTTATTTTATGTACCTGAACCAAAACTTTCTTTTTCTAGTTCTAAATACACAAATCCATATGAACCTGTTGTTGCAGGTGTTATTGTTATGTCGCCAGCGGTTGCACCAGAAACAGTAGCAGAGTTTGGTATTCTTGGACCATTTAAATGTCCAGATGTATTACCTGCTAATGTTATTCCCGTAGTACTTCCAGTACCAACAAATGCTATAGTTACAGCATTATTTAATGACCACTTAATTCTTTTTATGTGAAGTTTACTACTACCAGATTGATGATCGTTGAAACCACTAGCGTCAACTGTTATTGCTCCTGTGCCATCATTAACAAGATTTACAAATTGTTTGACGACAAAATTGCTATCAGTTATAGTTTTTTGACTTGCCATTAGTTTTACTCTCCTTTATCCTCTATCTCTTTACTTTGATTGTTAATATAATTAACTACATCATTTTCACTAATATTGTTTTTATAACAAATTTCTTGTATTTTAGTTTCCACTTTTTCCATAAAGTTATTAGAAAAAGTACTACTACTTTCAAACAATTCTGTAATAGTATCTTTCATCTTTGGTGAAAGTTTTTTAAACTCACCAAATTTGTTTAAATCTGTCTTACTCCATTCAGCAACAATGTTACTTACTTTCAGTACCATCTGTTACGTCTTCTACTGGATCATTAGCAGGCATTTCTACAGGTTGTGTCATTAGTGTAGAAGCAACTTCTTTTCTTCTATCATCTAAAGAAAAACCTACCTTATCTGCAAGTGCTGATTTAAAATGTTCTCCAGCACCAGCATTATCGCCAGTTTCTATTTTGTTTATAAAGTTTTTAATATCGTCTTGTGCCATTATTTATTCTCCTTTTTAATATTTAGTTCATCTTCTTCAGTATCAGTTGCTATATCGGGATCAACCATCTGTACATTTACATCTGCATTTGGATCAGCAATGATACCAGTTTTAACTTCTTTAGCAATTTGTTTATCAATTTCAGCAATATCAACTTCACTTTGTTTTAATATATGCTTTCTAACATATTCAATTGAATAAAATTTACCAATATAATCTCTAACTTCATTAGCAAGACCTAATCTTTCTCTCATCAATTCTGCGTCTTTTAATTCTGCAAAATGACCGTCTTGTAAAAAGTCAAAACTAATTCTTTCTTTTATTAAGTACCAATCTTCTAAAGATATAATACCTTTTAATAATAATTGAGTTCTTAATATATCACTAAAGAGTTCAGTAAATTTCTTTCTTAATCTTTGAACAAATTTAGTAAACTTTAATTCATCTCTTGTAATTTCAGTTGATCTACCTAAATTAAATCCTTGAGATGACTCTAATCTACTAATTGGTACGTTAAGTGATTGATATAGTTTTCTTCTAAAGTATTCTATATCAGTAATCTCACCTAAATTTTGAGCACCTTGTAATGTAGTAATTTCAGTTCCTCTACCACCTTCTCTACGAGGTAACCAAAAGTCTTCTAACATACTCATATATTGTCTGTCGTCTCTAATCTCACCTGTACTTGCGTCATAAACAAGTTTATTTCTATATCTTGCCATAACGTCTCTTAAATATTGTTCCGCTTTGATCTTAGGTAAGTTACCTACATCAATGTAAAATATTCTTCTTTCAGGTGCTCTTGCGATACGATAAACAACAGTAGCATCCTCCATCATTCTTAATTGATTAACTGGTTTAATTGCCTTATGCAAATAAGACAACACAATGTTTTTAGTTTGGTCAATTAATCCTGACGGACAAAAAGTAATGGCGTCTGGTGCTATTTTTATACCTTGTATATTAGCGCCGATAGGTCCAATACCTCTCTCATTGTACATAAAATATTCTTGTGTCTTAGTAACGATTTCAAGTCCTCTTGCGTTAGGATCTCTTGCTCGTCTTATCTCTCGTATTTTTTTAATCTTACGAGGATCAATATATCTTAATTCTGTAATTCCTTTTCTTGGATGTTCAGGATCAATTACTTTGTGAAAGTAAATTCTACCATCTACATACCATCTTCTAAATATCTCGTGTCCTTTTTTGCTGAAGTCCATTAGTCTTAACACTTCATCAAATTCAGCAGCGACTTTCTTTTTGATATCAATACCGTAAGGAATTTTATCGGTATTTAAGGTAACTGGTTGCTTGTTTTCGTTTGCAACAATTCCTTCGTTAATGATGTCTTCAATTGCCATATCGCACTCTGGATGTTGTGCGACTTCTCTATATCTTCTAATAAGTTCCGCTTCGTTAGTCGGAGCGTTACCTTCCATATCCAAATAAGTTCCATAATGCCCACCAGCGGCAACGGTTTGTGTACCGTCATCCGCTGTTGGAACAACAAAACTTTGTTTAGGATTTTCTTCCTTTTCGGGTTTCTTATTAGGTCTGGTTATTTCAAAACCAAATATCTGTACCATACTATATCCTTTTCTACTATTTGTTTCTTATATACTTATATAAGATTAAGTAGTAGTGTTTGTTTCAAAATATTGGAATCTATGTGTAACCGTAAACGTTTCAACCTGATTATTAGTATTGTAATTTAATCCAATATCACTAATAGACGTTGGGAACATACCTCTAAAAGTATATGTTTTAATTATACTTCCATTTCTATCTAGTTGATCTACAAATGCGTCAACTTGATAGTCTGTTGGGTTTGTTAAACCTTCGTTATCAGTTAAATTGTTTATACCGTTTAACCATCTTTCATATGCGTTTCTGATTAAGAAATTTGTGTCGTTTAAAATTGTTACTTCAAACGCTTCAAATGTTCTTTCACCAGCAACATAAAGAGTTCTTCCTCTAAAAGGTATATCAACAGTTCCTACTGTCATACCTGGTAGAGAAGCAGCCTCGCAAAGATACGCCATACTTTCAGTTTCACCACCTATTTGTGCAAAACCTGGGAAAGGCATTACCACTCTAAACTGATTGGCTCTTGCGCCGCCGCCGATTAGTTTGGATTTAAATGAATCTATATTTGCCATTGTTTATTCCTCCTATCCTACGACTTCTTCAAAAGACACGCCAGTTCGAGTAGCAACGAATTGTAAGTTAATAAAGTTGATAGACCTATTAGGTTTAACAAAAATATCTGCCTTAAATTCATTTCTATCTATAACGTCTCCAGTGTTGTTAGTTTCATCACATACCACAGCAAAATCTGTGATACCTCTTCGACCTTGTACATCTCTTAAAAAAGGTTCTACCAAGTTTCTAAATTGTGCTCTTGTAAACTCATCATTGAATTCAAAGAGTTGGAATTTAGAAGCAGTTGATATTGCTTTTTCTAGTACGATAAACAATCTTCTTACGTTGATTCTATCAAATGCACTAGGTTTAGATAAACCAGTTTTATCGCCGAATAATACAGTACCTTGTCCTGGGAACGTAGCAACTGGATTAATTCTTGCTCTGTATAGTATATCTCTTTCTGCTTTAGTAGGATTATAAGAAAGTTTAACTACACCTTTTATAATTCCTCTGTTAAAACCAGCAGGAGAGAACCAACTATCTGCGATAGTATCTGTTCTAGCAGCCAAACCAGCAACATCTCCGTTTAATGGTACAAATCTGAATACGTCATTATATCTGTCGTACATATATTTGTAACCACTATCAAATACAACATATGAAGATGATCTAACACCATCAAAAGTTGCTTTAACGTTAGTTGTTTGAGTTGTACTAGAAGCGATACCCACAACGTCTGTTCTCAAAGGAGATACAAACGCCACAGCGTCTTTTCTATTTTCTGCGATTGTAATTAGGTTATCAATGTGTACAGTACTTGCTGATGGTCCACCTATAATTAAGTTTACATCAACTGTTTCTGCGTCATTAAATTTATCGTATGCTGTTTTAATTTGTGCTACAGTAGCAGCAGAACCATCAGCACCGCCAGATAATGACTCATCTGATACAGTTGTAACACTAGTAAATGTAGTGCCACTTGCATTGTTTCCCCAATTTGTTCCAGATGAATTGTGATCCATCCAATATATGTAACTAGATTGGTTGAATATCACATCTGGATAATAATTTGTGTTTCCTTCTGGAGTTTTAGCGTCAGCCGCTTTAGAAACAGCACTATATCTTTCTAATACTGTGCCTGGTGTTCCTGATATTGCGCCATCTTCATCAATTACAACTACGTGTAATTCATCTCCTGAACCTGATCTATCAGATACATAAGTTGATGTTCCTGGAGCAGCGTCAAACTGATCGTAATATCTCCATCTTCTTCTTACAGAAGCACCTGCCATTACTGTGTTATTTAAACCACCAACTCCTGATGGATGTCTAACAAAAGTAATTGTATTGGAAGAGATATTAGTAATTCTGTATTCAGAACCATCTGATTCTCCAAAATTAACTATGTCTCCAATACTAAAGCCAGTTGCACTTGTAAGATCAAGTGATGTATCTCCAACATCATTATTTGTTGATGATACAGTTGTCTTGCTTGTTTCTTCGTATGCTGTTGCCGACGGACATACAGATACTTTTAGATTGTTGCCCCAAGCGCCTGCTGTTTTAGCAGCCCATTGACCAACACTTCCTTGGCCAGTTGAATAGTTTTGAGAGTAGTCAGTATTATTTTTTACTAAAACTCCTGAACCATTACTTGTAGCGTTTAATAAACCTGTTGTAGTTGCTCGTACCACTCTTAAAGCATTTGAATATTGCAAAAAGTTAGCGGCGCTGAAAAAGTATTCAAATGTATTGCTATCGGGTTTGCCAAAGGTTTCAACAAGTTCATTCTCAGATGAAATAGCGATTATTTCATCTACAGGACCTTGTGCAAATTGCCCAGCGATAGCACCAATTGATGTAGCGACAGCAGGAATGACATTTGTTAAGTCTTTTTCCTGTACGAGAACACCTGGTGATACTTGAAATGCCATATAAGTTCTCCTTAATTTCTACTAGTAGTTTTTACGTTTCCTTTTGATAATATTATCTTCAATTCTTCTTCTACTGATATTATTTATAATAATCTATATCTGTATTATAATCCTTTTTTGATAAAGATAGGACTCCACCTAGTTCCAGTAACGTCTGTAAACTCTTGTTCTTCAGGCGGCGTTCCGTCATCAACATACCCAAAAGGAGTCAAATCTTGCTCTAAATTGTGTTGTTGTTCATCATATAATTTCTGTCTTATATCTATGTTTATCAGTTCTTTGAAGTATCGTTGGTTTATCATCCAACTAAACATCACTAAACACATAACTAAATCATCATATGATCCTTCCTCTGCTTGAAAGGTATTACCTCTTTGAGCAAAGGTTGAAAGTTCGTTTATTATGTCAAAATCATTAATAATAAGTTTGCTACTTTCTATTATTGATTTTAAGTTAGAACAACCTATACGTTTTACTTGTTTAGTCATTCTAACACCAAACTGTGTTCTTTTGCCAGCAAATCCAGAACCCATAATTTGTCCTGCTCTGCCTTTCATCATTGTAGTTACGACATTTTCATATTCTAATTCGTAATGCAATGCTTCGGCAACTTGTTGTCCCATATCATTTGTCTCAACTAGTACGTATGCTTTATTATATATCTTAGCAACATCATATACTATATGAGGAAATAATATAGGTTTAATTTCATTGTTTTTATATTTTGCTACAATCTTATATGGAGTGGATGATACATCTATTACAACAAAAGATGAAAAGTCATTATCCACACCTCTAGCAACATCAACACAAACAACATATTGATGATTTTTTTCTGCCTTCTTGTATATATCTAATCCTTTATCTGAACGAATTGGAGTATCGTGTGTCATATTTCTAATTATAGTAGGATTGATTAGTGTATCTACTGAACCTAAAAATTCACATTCAAACTCAGAAGCAAATTGTCTTTCGGAAGTGTTTCTTATAGTTTCTTCTTTCCATTTTTCATCTCTACCTGGAACTTCACTCCAATGCACTTCTATAGGAACATAATCATTTCTTTTTTTTAATGCGTCTGACCATAACTTGTAGAATTGATTAAATCCATAAGGTGTTGATACAATCATAACCTTTGAAGTTTTACCAGATGAGATTGTAGGATAAACGGAACTAAAAAACGCTTCGGCAATGTTTGTAGGTACGAAAGCAAACTCGTCTAAGAATATTATATTAAAAGATGATCCTCGAATTGCACTTGAAGAAGTTGCTGCCGCTACAATTCTACTTCCATTTTCTAATTCTATTGAACCTTTGTTCCAATTAATTACTCCTTGTTGCATCCATTTAGGTAAATTTTCATATGCAAGTTGAAGTCTACCTAATATCTCTCTTGCCGTTGATGATTTGTTTGCCAATATAGCAACATTAACATTTTCATTAAAGATAACATAATGTAAAAGATAAGATACAATAGTTGTTGACTTACCAGACTGCCTAGGTAATTTACAAATAGTAAATCTACTTTTATGAAAAGTATCTACCATTTTCTTTTGAAATCCATACATTTTAAAAGGAACAAGTCCTTCATCAATGTTTACAATTTTGATATAATTTTCTATAAAGTACTTTGGATCATACATACATTTAGAGTACTCTTCAATGTTCTCTTTTGTAAACTCTACAGGTACGTTTGATTTTTTTAAATTAGGATTTCCTAAGTATATATCGTTGTTACTCATTGATTATTATACCTTCTATTGCGTCATATCCGTTCTCTAACGCATAGTTTATACGACTGCTACCTCTATGTGTAGAATATTGTTTTTCTACGTATAAAGCGCCGTTAGCGCCTTTACGAGGTAGATTTGTTATAATATGTTTAATGACTTCTATTGGATTATTCATACCATCTTTCATCCAACCATCTCTATCCTCTTCAGGTAAAGTGTTGGGATAAGGATTCTTTTTAGTGTATTTTAGATCACTTATCAGAAACGTCTGTTTCTTCGGGTGTGATAATTTTGCTTTCAGTATTTTCATTTTCTATTTTACTTTTCTTTAAAAGGTTTT